CAAGTTGAACGGTCTTTCGCAATATGATAATCTTGACCATTGGCAAAAGATAGGTTTCACAGTAGGCTCTGTTGAATTTAATCCCAGAAGAGAAACTTGGTATTTGATTCGTGAGTGGTTGAAAGCTAAACATAGTCGTAAGTATTTTGAATGGTATGTTGCAAAGACGCCATCTGGTCTCCCACATAAACGTAACCACAAGAACCGGTCTTTAAGATTTGCATACGCCAAACTTGGTATACCTAAAGAAATTATTTTTACAAACCATGCCCGAGGCATTTACTTCAGTACCTTGTATAACAACAGCTACGAGTTTCTCCGTGGCGAAATCAAAGAAGACGCCTTAGTGAAATCATTTGATACTAGCTACGAATCGTTGGTTGATATCTGGAAAATAAAACACGCCAAAGGTCGTATCAAACAACTAGTGAAGAAAGGTAACGTTTCCTATGACTCTTTATTTTACGATTCGTTAATTTATCTTTCGTGGCAGGAAACAAAAGACCGTTACCTTTCACAAGTTGGTCGATAACACATTAACTAAATACAAAAAATAATAACTGCAGAAGAGTTTTCGACTGTGTAAATTACGTCTTCAAATATCTCTCTAATGAAACTGAACAAAGGTGAATAATTATGGAAATAACTATCTCGATTGAAGAACTACGTAAGCGTAAATTGTTTCTGGGCGTTCCAATGTATGGCGGAAATTGCGTAGGAATGTTCGCGAAATCAGTAGCTGACCTTTCTGCAATTTGCGCTAGCCACGGAATTGAACTACGAACATACTTTCTCTTTAACGAATCTTTAATTACCAGGGCCAGAAACTACATTGTAGACGAATTCATGCGGTCAGATTGCACACATCTGATGTTTATCGACTCCGATATTGGTTTCGATCCAAGAGACGTTTTGGCTCTTTTGTCTCTACAATCCGACGAATCCGAATATGATGTCCTAGCCGGACCTTATCCTAAGAAGTGTATCTCCTGGGAAAAGATCAAGATGGCTGTGGATAAAGGCGTTGCCGACGAAGACCCTAACGTTCTTGAAAAGTATGTTGGAGATTTTGTCTTCAATCCAAAGGGCGGCGGTGGAAATATTCGCATTGATATTCCAATTGAAGTTTCCGAAGTCGGCACCGGATTTATGATGACGCGTCGTTCTACTTTCGAAAAGTTTCGCGACGCTTATCCACAGTATTCATATAAGCCTGATCACGTTCGAACTGAACATTTTGATGGCACTCGTGAAATTCACATGTATTTTCAAGCCGAGATTGAACCCGTATCAAAACGTTATCTCTCGGAAGATTACTGGTTTTGTCACTATCTACAGAAGATCGGTGGTAAGATCTGGTACGCGCCTTGGATGAAATTGCAACACGTAGGTAGCTATATTTTCGGTGGTTCGTTGATCGATCTTGCGTCAATTGGCGCTCCTGCTACTGCTGATCCGGCAATGCTCAAAAATAAAAGTGGTAAGAAGTAGTCTACAATGGGGGGGTTATCGGCGACAGCCCCCTTCAATTTTTATTAGATTGTTAAAAACAGCTTGACTTTCTCGTATTTCTAGAGTATGATAATCTAGTAGCGGAAGCTGCGTAAAAAATCTGTTATTTTTTGGAGTTATATAATGAAACTAAGTGCAAACACCGTTAATATTCTCAAGAATTTTGCGTCAATAAATCCGTCCATTGTTATCAAGGACGGTTGCGTTATCTCAACAATCGCCCCGAACAAGACTATCATTGCCCGAGCAACTATCGCAGAAACATTTCCTACGGTTGTTCCAATTTACAACCTCAATCGGTTTCTCAATTCTCTTTCGAATCACGAAGACCCGGAACTAGAATTTGGCGAAAAACTCGTTCGAATTCACGATTCAAATAGTTACAGTGATTATCATTACGCTGACGCGTCAGTAATCTTTGTCCCGCCGGACAAGGATATCAAGCTTCCTAGCGTTGATGTTACGATCAAGCTAACAAACAAAACCGTTCAAAAAGTTGTTAAGGCTATGGGCGTTCTTGGTCTACCCGAAATTGCTGTTGTTGGCAACGGAACCCGCATCTTCCTTCAAGCAGTGGATAGCAAAAAATCCGGCGCCGATACGTTTAGCATCGAAGTCGGCGAAACTGATAAGGTATTCAAGACGGTGTTTAAATCTGAGAATATCAGGATTATGGAAGGAGATTATAGCGTAGAGATATCATCTAAGATGATCTCTAAGTTTACAGGCGTAGACGTTACATATTGGATCGCGGTGGAAGCTACTAGCGTATTTTGATTTTACTGTTCGGTAAATTTTCCTTGATTTTCATCGAATTATAGGTTATATTTACCGAGCGGTAAATTTTTCGTTATGGGAAATATAAAATGACAGCTGTAAATTATAATAGCAGAGCTGAACATATCCCCACGTACTGGCGACGACTTGCTACGGTTAAGGGGAACGACGTTTTCGGCGGGAAATCGTTTAAAATGAAACGTTGCGGTTGTTGTAAAAAACAACTAACTTGGGACACATTTTATTTAAAAGCCGGTAGACAAAATATGCATCCCGACGTCGTTGCCAAAAAAGATCTTCGGTCTTGGCGTATTGTATGTTTTGACGCCGATACCGCTAACCGCAGACCCCGCAAATCAAAACTAAATTTAGACCAAGATAACGTCGTAGAAACAACGTCCTCGTCAAATACTCTTATTAGTTTTATTACGGAGAATAAAGATGCTTGAAGAGTTTTTGTGGGTCGAGAAATTTCGCCCAAAAACTATTGATGAAACTATCCTTCCTCCGGCTCTAAAGAAGACGTTCCAGCAATTTGTTGATCAGAAGAATATTCCAAATCTGATTCTGAGCGGGTCAGCTGGCGTCGGTAAAACTACCGTGGCGCGAGCTATGCTAGAACAGCTAGGTTGCGATTATATCATTATCAACGGTTCGTTGAACGGCAACATCGATACTCTGCGTAACGATATTTCTATTTTTGCATCTTCTGTATCGCTTACGGGCGGTCGAAAATACGTGATTTTGGATGAGGCGGATTACTTAAATCAAAATTCAACTCAGCCAGCTCTTCGTAATTTTATGGAAGAGTTCTCTAAGAACTGCGGTTTCATTCTAACTTGCAACTACAAGAATCGAATCATTAAGCCGCTTCACTCGCGATGCTCTGTGATCGATTTCGTGATCTCTAAGGATTGTATGGGTAAGTTAGCCGCGCAATTTCTTAAACGCGTTGAGATCATTCTCGATACCAACAACGTTACTTACGAAAAACAGGTTGTCGCTTCTATGATTATGAAGCATTTTCCTGATTGGCGTCGGGTTCTGAACGAGCTGCAGCGTTATTCCGCGTCGGGGTCTATCGATTCCGGTATTTTGACTGACTTTAAAGAGCTTTCTATCAAGGAAGTTTTAAAAGCCTGCAAGAATCGTGAGTTTGATTCTGTTCGTAAGTGGGTTCATGAGAATTCTGATCAGGATCAAACCGTTGTATTCCGTTCTGTATTTGATACTGCTTGCGACTTCGTTCAAAAGAAGTCTATGCCAGAACTTATTGTGATCATTGCGGATTATCAATATAAGTCCGCGTTTGTCGTTGATCATGAAATTAATCTACTAGCCTTCTTTGTAGAAATTATGATGCGTTTGGAGTTTCAGTGATGGTTGTTCAAAAACCGAAAGAAACTGTAAATAATGCTAATATGGTTTCTACGTTGTTCGGTCTTGCTAATCTTTCGGTTGTTGAAGAGGAGAAGAATATCGGACCAAACGTATTTACATTCATAAACGATATCAATTTCAACAAGCAATACATCTTCTCTGAAGAAACTTCAAAAGAGTTTAACGCTTATACGATAAACAAATCGCTTAGCGCTTTTCCAGATACTTTGATGGATAGTGTGTTTCTGAATTCGAATTATCACTTAGATAAAAAGATGCAGCACGATTATCTGTTCTATAAGATACCTAAGCGTAAACGTTGGAAGGAATGGTTGAAGAAATCTGAATCAGAGAAGAAAGAGATGCGTCTTATGGAAGATGTGGCCAATTGTATCAATTACAATATGAAACAGACTAAACTGTTCTGGAGCGTGCTATCGGACGATCAGAAGAAAGCTTTTCTTGAAAAAAACGTTTATCCGGACCTAAAGAATGGGAAAAAATAAATAGGAGGTAAAGATGGAGTTTTTCGCACATGACCGAAATTTTAGACACATTATTGGAGGTAACGATATCTGAAGAAGAAGATTTCCTTAAAATCAAAGAAACTTTGACTCGTATAGGCATTGCTTCTAAAAAAGATAAAATATTATACCAATCTTGCCATATCCTACATAAACGCGGTAGATATTATATTGTGCATTTCAAAGAGCTTTTTCTACTTGACGGCAAACCTTCTAATTTCACAGATGAAGATAGAGCCAGGCGCAACACAATTGCCACTCTTCTAGAAGAGTGGGATCTATTAAAAATCTTACAAAAAGATAGGTTTCAAGATTTAGCTACTCTGAACCATATCAAAATCCTACCACATTGGAAAAAAACAGATTGGTTGTTGGAAGCAAAATATTCAATCGGAACTAGGAAAAATAGATGATGTTACTGTATTATGTTTGATTGGCTTCGTCTTCAAATACTGCGTAAAGAAATCGTGATTAGGTCGGAGGAGATGCAGCAATTAGCTGATCTCCTATTTCCGCCGTTAAAAACAATTGAAAATGGGGATGATGTGTTTCAGATTGACTATTCAGCAGATAGCAATCTAGATGCGGTCCTTATGGACCTTCAAGACGGGAACAACGATCCTGCCTCTCATAAAACCCTAATTGGCGTGATTAAACGGCTGAATAAAGCCAGGAAAATCCTACGCGCATACGCAATATTGGATCTCAGATCAAAATATCTTATCGTTGATAATCCGGAAGAGAACGACGAAATCACGGCTAGAGATTAGTTCTCTAGCCGTTTCGTCGTTTTATTATCATCGCTATAGTATACGTTTTTTATTTCAAACGCAGCAATCGCTCTCTTACATCCTACACAGGGTTTAGCTAATCCCCAGACGTCTACGCCAGATATTTTTTTTATTCGGCAGATATAGAGAGTGCTTTTCCTCAATTCTCCTACATCAAGAACCTTTATGGCGTTCTTTATGGCGTCAGTTTCCGCGTGAATGTAGATACAATCGTTCATCTTACTGAATCTTAATTGAAACGGATGTGACTTGAATTTGTTCACGCCAAACGAAGCTATCTTATTTTTGTGAACGACGCAAGCAGACATTCGGACGTTACGAACGCCTTCTGTGCTGATCGCAAGTTTCTCTATGATGCTCATATAATGGTTGTGATCGTTTCTCATTGATTCGCCAATAGATACCATATGGTCGCAATCGTGTATAAACCGTAGGATAACATCTTCAAAAAATCTTTAACCGTACCGGTCCTCATAGGTGACGTCTGGATTGGTGTCTATCGAATAAGAACCGAAATGTAATACGGCGCCGTCTTTATAACAAAAAGTGGTGTCAGCAAATGTGATTACAGTCGTAAAACTCTTATTCGAATCTTTTATAGCCAAATTAATAGGGACTAACCCAATCAAACCGGAATCGACGGGAAAATTGAAATGAAGACGACCATTAACAGTTCCTGGGTATTCACCGTCGCCGTATTCCGTCGAGAAAGCTAAGACATTAATCTTATCAATGTTTCCGATAGGTCGAGAGAAATATTCGCAAGACTCCAACAACTCCGTCCACTTATCGTCGGACACGCAATAACACGGATCGCCGAGAATATAGGTCCCGGCAGAAACCATTACGCCATTGTTCGCTTCGTTCATGGTAACGTTATTACCTGAAAAAGAAAAAAGTGATTTACATTTTTGCTTATTAAAACAATTTGGTTCAGTAGCGTCAACCGTTTGTTGTTTTGTCATAACGTAAATCCTTCATCAATTATTCAGACTACTCGTTTCGAAAACAACGACGCGCGGAAAATCCTAGCGAACGGTTTTCGAGTCGCGAATATCTTTCTTGTTTTTGTTCCAGTAAATTTTGAACCGTTCGTACAATCCTTGCTCCCTCCCATATGCTTCTATCTCCCAAGGAAGATCCCAATATTCTACATCGTCTTCATTGACCGGTTTCCCGTTCCATTTCGAAGCATGAGGTCCGCGAAAAAGATCGCGTATTTCACTTTTGGCATATTGTTTAACGTGCACCATTTCGTGAGCAAGAACGGTCATTAACCTACGCGTGCTAGAGATAGACGCATCAATCTCTATTAAAAAACTTCGCGGGCGATAGTTACTATCTTCCCAAATACACGTCGCGATAACGTTATTAGTTTTCGTAAGATCTTTGATGAAAGAGACGCAAATTTCGATTTTATTAGACATTCTTACGCCCATAAGAATGTCCGAATAAAAAGTAAGCGCATGGCGTAACCGCTTATACTCAACGTTCGCGGGCAGACCTTTGACAGTAACTAACATCGCGACTTCCTTTTCGTTCTTATATGGAGACGTGATAATTATTCACAAATTCGTTCAAACTTCGTATAGCTTCTTTGTCTTTGCTCTTACGAAGGAAACGTTCAATCGCCTTTGTGATTTTGCTAGGGATTTTCTCTTGATCCGGAATACCACTAAAAGCTTCGCGAAAAGAAGAGAAATAACGCTCAAAAGCAAGACGTTTGGTGATCCTATTCATCACCAGGAAATTACCAGGCGAGACTTCCGACTCAACGATCAACATATTATCGCCAATATTTTTCAACGTATCGCCCATAGTATCTTACTCCTCATCGACAAGAAATTCTTCGTTTTCGTCTTCTAGAACGAATTCGTAGATGCGACACATATCCGCAATTTCGCGGTCTTCCATCCAAGCCAAAGCGGCGTTGGCGACGTCTAGCGGATCAATCAAACCTTCGTCCATCATGTAGATAAGCTTGTAGTGGGTTTCTCTATTGCGCATTTTTTCCTCCAACATCATATATGCATCATATACGGGTTCTGATATAAAGTCAACCCCCCCTTTAGGCACTTTTTTGAAAAAAAATTAGGCGACCTCGGTTTTCGTATAATCGTAAAAAAACACCCACATGCTACGATTTTCATCAAAGAAAGGTTCGGTGCAGAGCGCACCAGCTTTCTCGTAAATTCTGCGAAGATTGTTAACGCCAACCCGAGTAAACGCTGTTGCAGTTATGTTGGTTTCGGTCTTATCCTCGTACGAACCAGTGCTTGACCGGTCTTCTCCGAGCGCGCCGCGTTCCGCCATAAGATTGGCGGACGACCTATTCGCTTTCGGAGCTTTAGGCTCTTTCGGAGCTTTAGGCTCTTTCGGAGCTTTAGGCTCTTTCGGAGCTTTAGGCTCTTTCGGAGCTTTAGGCTCTTTCGGAGCTTTAGGCTCTTTCGGAGCTTTAG